GCTTCCTGACGATTGGCGACAAGATCGTTTGGCCGAAAATCGACACTTCCACCGTTCCAGGCGGCTTGCTTGCACAGGAGCAATTCTGGATGAAGGCTGGGGTCCAAATTTTCAACCGCCAGCCAGCCGGAAGTTCGTACATTAAAACGCTGGGCTTGCCAGTCATTGGTTCTTCGTCCATCTACTAATGATTGCACCTGTACCAATTCGCTTGCAGCGGCGAGTCACTGAACGGGGAGGCCGTGCTGACAACGGCCTTCCTATTTTCCGCATCATCAGAGGATGCGACAGGTTTACTCACATTGGCGGGCGATGGAAGACATTTGACGACAATGGGAATGCAACTGGCGAATGGATTGGGACGAAAGAATGTCTAAAATATCCCGAAGCCAAAGACCGTTACATCCTAGAAGTTTTGTGCCCGCCAGAAAACTACGGCTCAGAACTTGTCTGGGAAACGATGTTCACGGAATGGATTGATGGTCAGAAAGTTGAGACGTTGGGGCCATTCCCTCGCCAAGGGGAATATGAAATCGTAAAAGTAATTGAACGCGAGTACAGGGATTCCAAAGGCGTGACATGGAAGAAAGAGTTTGTTCCGCTTACGCCGACTATCTGCGATGCCATCGTGGATACGGCTATCAGGAATCGGGATTTACCGGAACGCATCAAGAAAGAAGCGAAGCGGGCCATGTTCGCGGAACAAGAGAAGGCAGAAGACGATAAGTTGTGCGACAAAATCAGGAAGATTGAAGAAGCACGTCCCGAATGGGCAAAGAACGAGCATGTCATCATGCCCAGTGATTTTGAGATTTCTAAATTCAGCTAGGAGGAAAGATGGGAAGCATTCAGATTTGCAATACTTCAAAGGAACAGATTCAGCTTCCGCGAAGGACGTACAACACGCTCGGCTGGAGAATTCCCGCTTGTCCCGCAGACAAGCCATTCACCAGCATCGTGATTGACGACCAGATGGATGTGAAGAAAATCTACGTCACGTATGCGGAAAGCGAAGCGGAGAAAATCCCCGTGCCGATTCCTTACCAGCAGGTAGTTGCAGACTACTTCGCCAATGAACGGCTTACAGAGCGTGGCTGCTTTACTTGTGCGCCCGACCATATCCCCACTGAAGCGGAAGTCACCGCCGCGCGCCAGACACGCATCAAGTGGCTGCAAAAGCTCATTGAAGCGGGTGACAAAGAGTTCATGCGGACAAAGAAGATTGAAGAGATTCCCGACATTTGCAAAATGGCCGTTGATGAACTGGGGCTGAAGAGGGAATGGGCGATTGTCGCTCCTCCGCCAATGACGCAGTGCCCTGCTTGCGGAGAATCCATCAACGTTGGAGTCGCAATCTGCAAGGGCTGCCATGCAATACTCGATTTCGAGAAGGCAAAACAGTTTGGCCTTGTTCAGGAATCGGAAGAAGAAAGCGTGCCGGTTGCACCGAAGCGTGGACCGGGACGCCCCAAAAAGGAACCTGTTCCTGAACAGGATTTGGATGGACCCATCGGGGGAATCTAATTGCCGGTACTTGGCACAACTGCGTTTCCGTTCGGTAGTGAGTGTTTCTCTCTCACGAGAGCAATGCTCATGGATGCGGACATTCCGTTCACCGTGACGATTCCTCCTACTGGGGCCGTACGCACTTTAGGCAGTCTCGTCACGATGACGACGAACTCTCCGCATAACTTGCAGGCGGGAAACATCATCCAGGTGCAAAGCGTCTCCGATTTGAGCTTCAACGGAACGCAGACCGTACTGGCGATTCTCAGTCCTACACAATTTACCTATACCAGCACGGGAGCAAATGTCACGAGCGGTAACGGAATCATCTCGCCGGTAGTGCAAGGGGACGTTTACACGGATACCGTGCTCATCCCTCTGGCTAACAAGGCTTACCGCAAAGTACAAAGCAGATTGCAGGAAAACGGCAGCAAGACGATGACGAGCGAGAACTATCTGACGCTTCCTGCAAATGCCACGCAACTCCTCGATACGACTAATCCCCAACTGCCTGCTGACTTCCTTGGGCCGCGTGACGTTTCAGAAAGAATCAACGGGTCAGGACTGGCCTATGCGCCAATGGGACAGGTGAACGTACTTCCCAGTTTTTCGGATTCTTCCGTGAGGCAGAGAAATGGAGTCTTTGCCTGGTATGAGGATGGGCTTTACTTTCCAGGCTCCGTAAATTCTATGGATATAAGGCTTCGTTACTTCGTGGCTTTCCCTGATATTTCAGATGGCAACGGCCAGTTCACAATCCGTGGCTGTCAGGATGCCATTGCGACATACACAGCGTTTCTGGCTTCGAATGCACGAGGCTCGCAGAATGCCAGCATCTTCCTCGGCATGTTTAACGAGGACATGAAGGAATTGCTCAATCTGCAAGCGCACGCAAGGAACTATCTTGTAGGCAGGCGCAGGGCGAACAACTCCGGGCGCGGCTCAAACCGCTACTGGGGAACAAATAGAATCTTGTAGAGCCAAAAACAAACGGGTGAACTCAACCCTGAAAAGGAGCAGCAAATGGCGGCAGCAGCGACAATTACGAAAAAGAAATACGATGGGAAACAGCTGTGGGTCTACGGAACGATTGCACTATCCGGCAGCTATGTGCAGGGCGGCGACACGCTGACCTTTGCAGGATTGGGTATCCCGTCTTCGCTTGTACCCTTTGCTGTTCAGTTTGAGAGCCAGATTGGCACGGCGGCACAGGCGCTCAACAACTACACCTGGGTACCTGGAACTACGCAAGCCAACGGAAAGATCAGGGCTTTTATTGGCGCGGTAGCTGAACTGGCTGCTGGCGCTTATCCTGCTGCGGCTACCGGCGATCTTATCAGCTTCACGGCACAATTTGAACTGAGGTAACAGTGGCACTTAACGGCTATCAGGCGATGAAGGTTAGGGAGTTTGGCGGGCTGGCCACTTGGACAGACCCGACTAACCTTCCTCACTTTATGTCGCCTGATTGTTCTGACATTGAGTTCCTGCCGGGGTTGTGGAGAACACGCCCCGGCCTCACCACGGAACTTACTTCCGCTAACCCCGACAAAATCAACTACCTCAAGAGCTTCATTTTGCGGGATGGCACGGTAAGAACACTGTGGCTAGATTCGGACGGAAACCTTTTCTACGAGAATGTGACTACCGCTCCCGGCGTTGCGGTTCCGATTACCGATGCCACGATGATTCCAGGAGACTTCGGCAACTCCGTAACTCTATTCGGCAGGGAATACATAGCCTTTCCTCAAGGGCAATTTGGTTCTGATATTCCAAGAGCCTATGACGGAACAAACACGGACAGGGTCAGCCAAGTAGGTCCCGGCGCTGCTCCTACGGCTACGGATGAGGTTTCCGTACTATCTACCCTGGGAGCGCCTAACGGATTAGGATTCCTTGCGCAGGGCGTGATTGTAGCTTCCCCTAACGGTCTTACCCAAACGGGAAATGTTGTGACTGTTTCGATTACCGGAGGGGGTGGCGCTACCGTCCCCTTGGTCTTACAACCCGGAGATTCCGTAACGATTGCCGGGGCTGGCGTTGGTGGCTACAACGGTACCTTTGCCGTTGCGAAAAGAATTTCCGCCACTAAGTTTCAGGTCTATAACAACACGCTGGGGCTAGCTAATTCTGGCGGCGGTACGGTTACTTGGCCTATCTATGTCGCTACTCTGACGGCTCCCGGTCCTTGGCCTTCCACTTTTACGATGACCTCACGATTTTCCATGACCATCGCCGGAGCGGGAGTAGCTGGGTATAACGGTACATGGCAAATCCGCATGGTGGGCAATACGGCAATCTATTTCATAGGGCCAGCATTGGGATTGGGGCTTTCTGGCGGAGCGACCGTAACGCTAATTGGAAACATTCAGGCCGGTGTGCATCAGGTTACGGTGATGTTCCTGACGCGCAATGGTTATATCACCGCACCGGCTCCGCCTCTATCATGGACAGCAATTGGCGGGAAAAGGGTGCAGCTTACCAATATCCCCATAGGTCCTCCGAACGTAGTAGCGAGAATCGTGGCGTTCACTCCTTTTTCAAGCGACAGCTTCTTCTACATCCCGGATTCCACTAATTTCGCTTCCATAATGATTATCAACGACAACACGACTACTTCCCAGGTATTCGATTTCACGGACGTGGATTTGCTGAACGGGACAAACGTAGACAATCTTTTTGAATTGATTACCCTTGGCCCAGCAGCGGGAGTTACTTCCTACAATAATCGTCTCGTCTGGTGGGGAGAACTAAACAAAGTAGATGATTTCGTTAATCTCTCCTTTGACGGCGGATTCACCACAAACCCCGTAGGAACTTACCCGCTTGGCTGGACGCCCGACGCCACCAGTTTTACAGGCGGCGGATTTTCAGGATTCGGGCAGGTATTCGGAAATGCCTACGCTATCAGCGGCGATGGAGTTACAGCGACCAGAGGGCTGATTACACAGCCAGCCTTTCAGGATGCCTTCGGCGCACAAATCTTGCAGCTAAATACGAATTACAGCGTACGGGTCAGGCTAGCAAGCGTGGGGATAGGCCCTTTCACGCAAGGAACGCTGCATCTTGAGTTTTTTAGCAGTGGAACGCTTGCCGGTTCATTTTCAATTCAGTGCAAGACGCTGACCTCTCAATTTCTTAGCTATAGTGGCAGCGTTCTTTCCTCGCTGGCCAATATCCCCACCGACCTGACGCTAAGAATTTATGTCGATGGAACGCCGGACAATCTGGCTACTGTAGCGATTGATGAGATTGAGTTCTTTCCGACCTCGCAACCTTTTCTAAATACACAAGTACGCTTCTCGAAGGTAGAGGACCCTGACAGCTACGATGGACTGACTTCGATCTTGCAGCCGGCGGAAGAAAGCGGCCAAAGCGTCAATTGCTGCTTCGTTTTGAGGGATTATCTGTATTTGGTCAAGGATAGGAGCCTATTCGTTACGCAGGATACAGGACAAACGGAGCCGGACGAATGGGAAGTGGACGAGATTTCCTCAAAGGTAGGAACGCCTTCGGCTCGTGGCGTAGGGCTGGGCGACGAATGGGCGGTAATCGCTTCAGAAAGCGGACTGTGGCTATTTTCTGGAGGAATCCTAACTGACGACAGGAACCTCGCTAAAGAAATTCAACCGACATGGGATTCAATCAACTGGCAATACGGATTCCTGATTGATGTGAAAGTGGATACAGCCAGAAAGAGAATCTATGTTGCATGTCCCTTGGGGACTGCCACGCAAAACAACACGATTCTGACGCTTGATTACACGCAAGGGTTTCAATCGGCAATCGAAAACGATGGCGCTGGCCGCAAATGGTCTCCGTGGAAGATTGGCTCAAACTCGCAGAACATTGTCCTTCGGCAGAATGGGATTTTGCAGTTCTACATCGGCAGCAATGCGACGAGCGGAAAGATTTATTTACTCGATGAAACGGCGCGGTCAGATGACGGCGTTGCGATTGACGGCTACTGGCAGTCGGGCTACTTCCAGGATAGCGAACGCCTGAACTACGGCTACATTACGGCGAATGTCATCGGAAGCGGAGTCTGCCAGATTACTCTGCGAAAAGGCGACCAGGGATGGTCTAGCGCCATTCGTGGCTGGTTCTTAAATACACTGGGATTCAAGAATGTCGAGAGGCAAATCCAAAAGCAGGGCTACAGAATGGCTGTACGGTTTGAAACCAACGCCGTAGGTAGCTGGATGAGCATGCAGGGAATGGCGATGTATGTCGCACCGGCTGTTTGGTCCCCTGTTCAGGGAGTGAATGCGTGATGGCTCTGCCTAACCCCATCTCGATTACCGCCATCGCGGGGCTGAAGGAAAATCCTCTCAACTACGAGAGCCACCGCAAAATGGTACAGGAGCATAATCAGCTTATTTCTGCACTGGGTCCCGGAACGGCTGTAAGGCCGCTTGATTTTTCTATAACTGGTTTCGGAACCGGTGCAACTATTTCTTCCGTAGACGGAACCTTTAAACGTGGAAAGCTGACAGTGACATGCGGGACGGCAGGAATATCCGCCAATCCAAAAATCGTGCTTACCTTCCCGTCCGGTCTCTACAATTCGGCTCCGTTCGCGCAGGTAGTACGAAATGGCGGTACCGGGACTATAGGTTTCACTTATACTGAGTCAGTGAACAATTTGACAATCAATATGGTAGGAACTCCGGGAGCCTCACAGACCTTCACTTTGCAATGGGCGGTGCGCGAATGAGTTTTCTTGGTCCTACCTTCGGGTCGCTCGACAGTCGCAAAGGTGTCCAGCAGGGAATTACCTCGCAATCCGGCAATCTTGGCGCACAGGCGGGCAAGACGGCGGGGCAACGAAGTTCAGAGTTTGGCGCACTCATGCCGGGGTTCAGTTCCTTGCTCAATTCCGGCTACTCCGACGCGGAAAAGTCTTCCATCAATCAAAGCACGCTAGGCGGAATCAACGAGGCTTACGGCGGAGCGACCGACGCGGCTTCGCGCAGAATGGCTAGAACGGGCAACTCAGCTGGGTTTAGTTCGTTTCTAGGAGCGGCAGCTCGTGGTAAGGGCCGGGACTTGGCCAGCCAGAACTTGCAGAATCAGAAGGATTTTGCCGATGAGTCCTTGCGCAGAAAGATGATTGGCTTGCAAGGAATTGCAGGGCTTTATGGGATAGATAGTAGTTTTCTCAATAGCCTTAACAGTCAACAAAATCAATTGGTCGGGCAAGCAAACCAGTTGTACGGAACGGTCAAAGGGCATCCGGGCTTTGGCGATTCGTTTATGAGCAACTTCGGCGGCTCACTTGGCAGTAATCTCGGTTCGCTGCTCACAGGGCATTAGGAGGAAGAGATGTCATTTCTAGGGATGCAAATGCGCAGGCCGGGACAAGGCTATCAGGATGAAAACGGAATTGACATGGGGCAATCGCAATACGGAGATATGCCTAGTTTTCTCGATGCTGGCCAGCAGCAGCCGGGTAGGCCGGGAGCAAGACAAATGTTTCTTGGCGGCATAAAGAACGGCCAGCCCGGAGGAAACAAGATAATGCAAGGGCTGTCAGGCTTTTCAGGTTCCGGTGGAGCGATGGGAGCATTAGGCGGAGTGGCGAAATTCCTCTTATGAGGGCTTATGGCAACAATTAGAAAACTCCTGAATCCGCAGACCTTCGCAGGGGCATACAGCCCGTGGACGAGTGGAAGTTCTAGCTACGCTGGTGACGAAAATCCAGCTCCTGACGATGCCATGCAGCCAGCTCCAGCGAATGCTCGTAGCGGAGTTTCCTTGTCGCCTGCATTCAATCCGAATACCAGCGGCCAACCCGACGTGACGCGAGACATCTATCAGCCGCAACTTAGAGACATCAGTGCAAGGCTCAGCGAGGCCTACAATCCCCCGGAAGTTGGAGTTGGCGGAACGATTCGGCACGTTCTGGGCGCAATCATGTCTCAGAGGAATCCCCAGCTTGGCAGCATCATCAGCGGATACTATCAGCGGCAGCGGCAGATTGCAGGACTCACAAAGCAATACGGGCTGACTGAAGACGCCATCAAGCAGGACCAAGCACAAAAACTGGCGGCTCTTAACGCCCAGAATATCGGCTCTGAGATTACACATCGCACGGCGCAGGAAGGCTATTGGGATAAGCTCGCCAATGCGAAAGAGAATCCTCCTGCCAAGACGCCGGATGAGCAAACATTTGAATCCCTGACGGCTGGCGGCATGAAGCCGCTCGATGCGCTGGAGAAAATAAAGAACACCAAAGAAACTGATACAAAGGGCGGCACTCTGACCGATTTGGATATTGGCGGACAGAACCACAAAGTACTGGTAGATACGAAGACAGGCGCAGTTATCAGAGATATGGGTAAGTCAAAGTTGCCTGTTCCTCCGACTGCATCAGGTGATAAAGCGTTTGAGAGTGAGAATGCCAAGCAGGTTACGAAGGATTTGGTTACGGCTCGCGGTGCTGACTTCCGGTTGCGTTCTATGAACAGCTCCTACAAGGATGCAACGGAAAAGAACGACCAGCAGGCCATGCTGAATCTTTTGACGAACCATATCGGCATGACTCTAGGACTTCAGAAAGGCGCACGAATCACGAAAGATATTCTCCATGAAGCAACGGCTTCGGCTCCGTGGCTGCAAACCGTGGCTGCCAAGTTCGATAGCGATGGCTATTTGAGCGGCGTTGTTCTAACCAAACCTCAGATGGATTCCATGATGAAGCTAGCGCATGCGCAAAGGCATACGGCTTGGCAGCAAGCGCACGACTCAGCTTCACAAGCCGGATTGACTGATAAGGTACAGTTCCCCAAAGACTTCTCCCCCGAAGGAGACACGCCAGCAAGCGGAACGGGCGGACTAAAGATTATCCGTGACGCCAACGGCAGAATTACAGGAGTGCAGTAGTGGCTGATGACCAGAATCTGAGCCAGCAAGACGTTGCGGACCTGCAAGAGATTGCGGGGAAGCTGCCCACTGGCCATCCGATGCAAAAGAAGATTGCGCTACTGCTTTCTTCTCAGCCAACACAGTTCGAGAAAGATAGGCCGGGAAGTGACCGAGAAGGTGGAGGTTTTGCATCCAATTTCGGTCAAGCATTCATTCCTTCTGGCGTTAGTCCTTATCCCGGAATGGATTTAGAAGCCAAGTCCGCAATGGCCGATGCTTCGCGCCAAGCTGATGAGCGGAGGAAAAAAGAGGGTGCAGGACTAGCTTACCGCGTCGGGGCTGCACTTCCTTTTACGAACGCTTCCGCCATGGAAGAAGCTGCACGTAGCGGAGATACTTCAGGAGTTTGGGGCGCAACAGCGGCTCCTATGGTTCAAGCTGCATCTCCTCTTGTCCCGGAAGCACTGAGAAGAACAAAAGGTGCTATCAGCGATGCGGCATTTTCACCTGATGGCAATATGCGTCCTGGCGTCAGAACGGCTTCTCAGATTGGCGGCGCAGCAATAGGCAGTGCTTACGGGCTATCGCATGGAAGTCCTTACGGGGCGATTGCTGGCGGCGCAGCTGGTTATAGAATGGGGCCATCCATGATGGAAGCAATGTTCAAGCCTTCCCCGAAACCTGTCTATCCAGGTGCAATGCTTCCTGCCGCTGATGAGTTTTACGCGAATCGCGGGGCCGAGATAAATTCCATAAATCGCATTGCAGCAAAATTCGACAAACTCAATGCAGTCGAGCCGGAAGTAGGTAGTCCTGAGAATCCCGGTTTTTCTTCTAAATTGCCGACTCGTTTGCCTTCCAATCTTCGTGGCGACCCATTTTCTCCACAAGCACAGGCTGCACCGATTGCCACGAATCCTTTCACGCCAAAAGGTGAAATCCCGTATGGCAGCGTGATTCAGTTGCCGGAGCCAAACGAAGCAGTTTCTCCAATCAACCCGAAGTACATGGGTTCTGTTCCGCGCAATGAACTAGTGGGCATGGGGAAAAGCGGGACACCGGGCGCTGGCACGCAGCTCCAGCAAATCGGCAACAAGGTGATTTACACGCCGCCCGAAGGATTCAATCCCCCGAAGGAAGTCACCAGCTTTTCGTCAGAGGGAAAGCCGTACACAATTTCTAACGCAATGGGTATCAGGTGGGCAAAAACTCCGGGGATTCCTGACATTTCAATTCCCAACGGCATGGCTGACGCGGACATTCCCGCTTATGTAGCAGAGAAGCAAAAGCTGCAGATAAACGGCAGCAAGGGGCTATTTCAATGAAACGATGGTTTCTAGCACTGGCGCTTCTTTTCCCTGCTCTGGCTTATGGGCAGGGAAGTAACTATCAGGCCATCATTCTTGGCTCGACAGGAAGGCCAGTTGGCGGAGCGCAAGTCACTGTCTGTACGGCTGGTTCTCCCGGCGTTCCTTGCTCGCCTACGGTGAATATCTTTCAGGACCAAGCCCTTACAATTGCCCAATCCAATCCCATCATCACGGATGCCTTCGGAAACTTCTCCTTTTGGGCCGCTCCTGGAACTTATGAATACACCGTCACGGGGTTAAACGTCGTTGCGCATGGGCCATTTACCGTCGTTCTGCCTTGCATCGTAGGGGCTTCGTGCGCATCTGCTGGAGGACTGCCGAATAGTTCCGTAACCTTTTCTACCACGCCGTCTTTTGCCGCAACCCAGAATGCCAGCTATTCCACGGTACTGACAGCCAACATCACGGCCATCACGATTACCGGGACTCCGGTAAACGGAAATCTCTTGCGGTTTTCCTTTGACCAGGACGCAACAGGCGGTCACACGGTAGTTTGGCCCGGTAACTTCATCTTTGCGGATGATTTCGCTTTCAGGATTCTGCCGCTAGCCAAGAACAAGATTACTTTTGTTTATAACGGCACGAACTGGCATCAGCTGGACAACATACCGGACGGGGCACTCGACTATTACCCCGTAACGTTTTCAGCCACTCCTACACTTTCCAATTCGCGTTCCGCCGTTTTCGACATGACGCTCACTGGAAACGTGACTTCTTCCGTCTTTACGACTACCGGAAGAGCAGGCACGCAGTTCATTCTTAATGCCTGTCAGGATGGCGTTGGCGGAAGGACATTTGCCTTCCCTGGAAACGTCAGCAACCCGCAAGGCTTCACCTTCGATACGACAGCCTCGCACTGCAACAGAGTTTTGTATTCCTGGACAGGCGCTCTGTGGATAGGAATAGGCGGCGGAACGGGAGGCGGCGGAGGCGGTACACCAGCTAACCCTCTAAACTGCCTGCAAAAGAACGCTTCCGGCTCTTTCGGGGCATCGAACGTCTGCGAGAACGGGACTGCTCTTTCGATTGGCGACGATTCCATTCCCAAAGGGCCTAACCCTTATGTGGACCCACGGGCTTATGGTGTCAGGGCACTAGACTCCCGCTTTATTCCGGGCGTACCTGGAATTACCGGAACGATCAACAGCACGTCTACTTCTCTGACCGTCTCCACAAGCAACTGCCCTGCTCAGGCAAGCAGTCAGTGCTTTACGAATGGCGACGGCATCACAATCGTTGGGGGCGGTGCTCCTCAGTCCATGACTGCCCCAGTCCCAACTGTCGTTCCCAGCCTAGCCGCTGGACCTACAGGCACAACGGTTGTGGTAACAGGGCCAACCGGAGCCACGACTTACAACTACAAGATTGTGGCCGTAGACAAGGGCCGGGGCATGACAGTAGCGAGCGCCGCAACGACCATCACGAACGGCAAAGCTAATCTTGGTGCGCGGTCGGTTGGCATTACTTCCTGCGCCCGTTCCGGTCAGACTGTCACTTGCCTCACTTCAGGCGTGCACGAACTGATTGCCGGAGCCGCTGTCATCATCAATCAGGTCAGTGATGGAAGTTTCTCCGGCACGTATATTCTGGCCACGGTTCCAGACAACACCCACTTCACTTATACGAGTGGATTTGACACGGCTTCAGGAGCAACGACTTCCGCAACAGGCGGCACGGTTCACTGGTTCAATGAAAATCTTGTTTCTTGGAGCCATGTCGCTGGAGCGCACCAATACATCATTTGCTCAGACCGTGGCGGGGCTGGATACGTCCCTATCGGAATCTCCGCTCCCGACAACACAGCAGCCAGCATCACCGACATGGCCTTGGCATGGGATGACCTTGGCTCACCTTTGCGGGATAACTTCCTCGTTCCTTACTGGGCTGGCACTAATCCTTGCACAGCAGGCTCCGCACAGAATGATGAACTCGTCACAACGATTGTCAGTGGAGCACCGGGAACCAGCTTCACACTTGCTAATGCGGCTTCGACTTCCGTAACGAATCAAGTCGTGCTGTTCGACAACGTGCCGAATCTTTTGACGGCTTTGGCCGCATCCGCGAATGCTCCTTTGAACATCCCGGTCTCTACTGTTTCCAACGGAAACATGGTCTTCAATTCCTACATGCAAATGCCTTCGCAGTACGACATCTGCCAATTGGGTACGGTGGTTCTGAACGACACCGTGCAATTAGCCTCTGGGGGGAAATGGTCTGGAGCATGTCCACCGGCTAATGGAAGTGTTCCTTCTTCTGCTTGGCAGGGTTACACAACCATCTCGACAGGACCGGCCTATCCCGGAGCCTACCAAGCTAATGGCGCAATCAACATGGATTCCATTCAGTGGACTAACGCCACTGGGACGAACAACAAAGTCTACATGCTTATGGACCTTTCCGGGGTTCCCAGCGGCACGCTTGGAGGCATGAATTTTGTAATCGGCGGGAACATGGGGATTGGGCTAGTCTCTCGCGGCGCACCCGCAGGAGCCAGCGGAGCAACAAAAGTTCCCATGAAAGGGAACTGGCTGTTTTCTTCTCCAACGGTAAGCGTAGGCGATAGTACGACTCCAGCTTTTTATGCAAGCCCTGCCGGGTACCTCATGGAGAACATCTCTCTCGCCGGAAGAGGCCTGGTATTCAAGACTCCTTCTCAGCCGTTCGGGGATACAATCCCCATCAAAACGCTCTACATGAATGGTGGAATAACTCCGCTGATTACGATGGTAGGTGGTGGAGCAAATCAGTTTATCCATCTCGGCTATGCGGCCATAGATACGGTAGGTCTGCCGCTGTTCGCCAATCTAAACGCTGTTGGCTCAAAAATAACCGTAGAAGACTTGGCTTCAGGCCCCAGCAATGATGGTGTGAGCGTTCCTCCGCTTGTCAGTGGGTTTTCAACTCCAGTCATAGGGGTTTCAATGGGCGCTGGATATACCAGAAATGCCGCAATAATAACTGGCACTGGGCACAGCTCCACCATGTCACCCGGAAGTCCTTTGTTGCAGCAGATTATCGAAGGCGACATATGGGTTGGAACTCTGCACTCGATATTCATAAACGCTCCGGCGCTTGCTCCGCCGACTGGAGCTGTCGCGGCAGGCGGCTCCGTACCTGTCGGAACCATTTCCTACAGAGTAGTTCCGGTCTGGCAGAACGGCGGAGAGGGGAGATATTCTGCTCCGGCGTCGTTCACGACAACGGGCGGAAACCAGACAGTCAATCTAAGCTGGATTGCCGCCCCCGGTAATCCCACGGGCTACAACCTATACAGAAGCACTGGTGGCGGATTCGCAATCCTTTGCGGCGGGCTGATTACGACCACTTCCTTTTCGGATACAGCGGCAGGCACTTGCGGGCAAGTCTCGGAAACCATTCCAACCGGCGGACCAACGATGCTTATGCCGGGGACGCAAGGCATAGCCGCGCCAAAGTTTCTAGGAGGCGGATACGCTAGTACTCCAACGGCATCAAAAACGAGTTCTTATACACCGACGGCGAACGACAACATCATTCCAGCCGATGCTAGTGCTGGCGGCTTCACTATCTCTCTGAATCCTGCAATCGTAGGTTCGCATTGGACGATTTTGCGCGTGGACAACGTCCCCGGAAACGTACTGACCATCAATACTACTTCCGGCACATTGGACGGGGCAGCCAGCGCAACGATCAACGTCCTATCAGGGAAAATATTTACCTGTACGGGAGGGAACTGCCAGACGGAAGCCACTTCCTCGGCAGGCAGCATAACTGTCACGCCTGAACCGCAATATGCGGATACCTATTACACGGGCGCGGGGACTTCTTCGACCCTAGGGGGCAATGCTCCGCAGACTGTAAACGGGACATATGTGCGCGTTCATGCAGTCACGGCTTCGGCTGCTGTTGCGCCCTCGGATGCCCTGCTTGGTATTCCAGTCAACACTCAGACCTGTTCCGGTTATACGCTACTTTATTCAGACAGAGCCTCGAGATTAAATTGTACTGGCGGGACTACGGCCACAGTCACTCTACCGGCCATTGCATCTAACTTCGGCTCGAACATGCCGTTTCAGGCGTTCAATGGCAATTCCGGTAATTTGACTCTTACAGCGACTTCCCCGAATACGATTGACGGCAGTGGAGCAGGTGGTTCCAGTGTCATCTTCCCCGGCTGGTTAGGGCATGTCACCTCGGACAACACTCCTTCATGGCTTTCTTTGAAGGTCCCGACCTTCGCCGCATTCCCGCCTTGTCTCGATACCGCAGGCCAGCACCTAAACTTCAGCCTTACGACAGGCATCCTTTGTGGAACTTCGAGCAGTGGCGGTGGCGGAGGTTCTTCGGCATGGGATTTGATTACCAACCCCGCTACTGGAAATCTTGCTCTGACGATGGGCACGCATCTCTCCGAATGGGATTATGCGACTGCCTTATCAAATGCATGGAAGATTACGAACAACACAGCGGCTACGGTTACAACGCCGCAAAACGGGCCAATCGTTAACCTGGCTTGCGGGCAGGAATGGACTGGAGCGGGGGCATCGACAGAAGGATGCTTCCAGGTACAGCTTACTCCGGGAACTGGCCTAAACGCTCAATCGCTTGTGGCCGTAAAAAACACGTCCTCTTCCACGAACACAAACAACGGATTTAATTTCAATGGAAACATCTATGTCCCTGCTGGCGGAAAACTGGGAATAAACTCTCAGGGCAATGAAAACGCGCAGTTCAGCGCTGGCGGCATGTCCTGCGCTTCCGGCACTCGTTGCGTGGCTTTCTTTAATACCGGCAACACGGATACGGGCGGTATTGATGGAACGGTCAGCCGTATGGCTGCAAGCCTTATCGGTATCGGGTCTGGCTCTGCCGGGAGTCGCGGCGGACTGCTTCTAAGCGCGAACAATCAGCCGCAAGTCACTGCGAGCTACACCAACGCCACCACGACGCCTTCTACATTTCAGACTTGGACGCTGCCTGCTTCGGCTCAAAACTATAGCTATGAATGCCGTGGAGTATATTCCTCTTCCGCTTCTACGGCTACTTTGGCCCTTTCCGTTAACTCGTCCGTTGCGCCAACCAGTCTCATGGCCAGCGCAAGAATCTTTACGACACTGACCGGTACGAGCACGGACGCGACAGTCACGACAACTTCCAGCGGAAACCAGGCTGTGCTGACCGGCGCAACGCCAAACGCCACTTCCACGAACTATCAGTTCAGCATCTACGGAACGATTGAAGAACCAGGAGCAGGAGGAACGTTTGCAATCCAAGCAGCGGCAGGCGGGGCTGGTACTGTGACGATTCTGAGGGGAAGCACATGCACCCTTTACTAAGACTGGCTTTTCTGCTTCTCATTCCGTCCGTAGCGGCAGCGCAATGGACCTACACTCCGCCGTCTCTTGATACCTACCTTGGACTAACAGCAGTTCCCTGCACAAACACCAATACTGCGTTCAAGATCACGACAGTGACGATTGGAACAGACCAGCAAGCGGTATTCTGCACGCCATTGGCTCACGTTTTTCCTTTTACGCGCGGCACGATTGGTTTCGATGCAACACTCGTTGGCGGAACGGATGAAAGCAGCACCAGCTATCTGACTTACATCACCGCCAAATACGGAAGTACAACCAACTGGATTCAGGAAGAAATGCCACGCGTAAAAGCCTTTGGCCTCAATACTCTTGCTACTTACGTCACTATCAACGCCAAACCCGCTCGTTCTACGCAGAAGATGCCTTTTGTAGCGTTTCAGATCATGTCCACCTATTCGCAGACCAGCCAGTCAACGACATGGGGCAGCGGCCCTGTCAAGAATCTCATTTCAATCACCAGCCCAAACTGGGCAGGCTACACGAATGTAGGCGGCGGAGTGGCCGATTATCCTGACCCTAAATGGGCGACACTCTCTGCTAACGTTTTGACCAATGACCAAGGTGCGATTGAACTCGGAAGTTCCAGCGCGGCAAACAAAGGCTATTTGTTGGGGTTTTCTTATGACGATTCCGACAACACGCACTGTTTCGGAGCAGGCAATCAGGCAAACACCGCTCCTACAGGAAACAATGACTTTCGCTGCGGGTACCTGCCTTTCTTTCTGGCTTCACTCAACTGGGCAAACTCTTCGCGTGGAGTGATTTATCCTGACGGAGCGGTCTACTGGAAAAAGAAGTGGAGAGATAATCTGGTAGCGAAGTATGGAACCATCGGCGCTCTCAATACTTCGTGGGGTTCATCTTTCACGACGTTTGATTCCTCCGGTACCTGTGTGGGGACGGTTCCAGTTACCTGCGCTTCGTCCGTAGCGGAAGATACGATTGGAACCGGCAATGCCTCTACGACCACATTCGCGGCAACATTAAGTCATATCCCTGTCACAAAATGGAGCGTTGGCGTTTTCCTCAATGGGACTTTGGTAGGCGGAGGAGCTTCGGGGGCTTTCAATTCAGCGGGCACGTCTCTATTCGGGGCGACTATTTCCGGTACGGTCAATTACACGACCGGCGCTATCAGCGTGACATTTGCACTCCCACCGGCTAACGGAGCGACCATCACCGCCCGTTACGTCCAGAACGGCTGGGGCATTGGTACAGGCCTCATGGACGAAGATTGCAGGGCAGGGCATTCTGCTTATTGCGGAACGGGTGGCGGAACGGACCCTGTGCAACTGACAAGCCTCCCCGCCAACGTAAAAACGGACGTGAACGCCTTCACCCAGTACATTGCCGGTCTCTACAGCAGTACGATTAAAAACTCCATCTGCACGTGGGCGGCGACAAAGAGCTTCACTGGCTGCCCGATGTATTTAGGCCCGACCGTTCTAGGAACCTGGACGATGGTTCCAGACCCTTATGTCATGGCTGGATTCTGCGGCAACGCTGACGCCTGGATGTATGCAGCGGCGCAAGGAGATATAGCGCAAGGAACTCTTGATGGAGTGAACGCGGCCTGCCCGAATCAGCCTATTTTTGCAGTTCTCTACAAGGTTTCTAACAGGGATTCAGAATTTCAATGGGTGAATAGCCCCACAACCAGTGTTGGCTCGACGGTGACTGTCGTTGTGGCTACGCCTAATAAAATCAACACGTCTGACCTCTTTGACGTGAATTGCGCGGACTCTTCCTATAATCGCTTGCAATTCCGGGCTACTAGCGTCACGTCTACGAACTTCGTCTACACGCAGACAAACAGCGGCTCTCCCACGACTTGCAATCTCTATCTTGACGACAACAACGTTGGCGGGTCGGCCAATCAGACTGCTAGAGGCGTGGATTTCCAATCTTCGGCTGATGCTCTGACCGCCAAGAAATATACAGGCGGTACGTTCCATCCCTACCTTGGGTACTGGTCATGGGAACACTATTCGGATTGGTCAGACAAACATGCCTGGGGCTACGAGACAATCAGAGGCAATCTCTATACCCCTGCCGAGACAACGACAGCAGTAGTTGTCTGCCAGCCGCCAACGGCTGCAAGGAATTGTGGCGGAGAACTCGCCCTGCATGGGCCTCCTTATGGAAACTACATCTCTGCGGTAGCTACGGCAAACACTAATATCGACAACTACTTTCTGACAAGCGGGGCATTGGTTCCGGGAGTCTCCCTTAACCCGACCTCCGCTGCTTTTGGCAACTCCCCGCAGAACTCCCCCGATACTTCCTGCAATGTCTCGCTAAATCCTTGCGTCATCCAGCTTACAAACTCAGGCGGCGCAACGCTCAACATAGCTTCCGTAACCATCGTGACGGGAACGCATTTCGCCATCACCAACACGACTTGCGGTTCAACACTAGCCCCATCAGCTTCCTGCAATATCACCGTGACTTTTACGCCCCATGTGCTGGGCGCTCTTTCTGATACGCTGCGCTTCACGACAGATGCATCGACAAGCCCAGACAACGTTTCTCTCACAGGGACAGGCGTCATTCCCACGGCTCCAGCGGTGCAGATGGTGATGAATGTATTGCCTTTGCCTGCGGCGGCTCCAGTCCCCGTGCTGACAAAACTTTCGCCAGCCAACTCCTATCTAAGTGCCAAAGGCTGGTCTCAGGACGGCATACTGTTTGTGCCCAATCTTACCGTCACGGCGACGGGCACTGGATTTACCTCCACCACGCAATGCTGGTTTGACGGCATAAATGTTCCTTGCGGATGCAGTGCCACTCAATGCACTATAACGCTCAGTCAAGCATCCGTGGCCATGCCGCTTGTAAAGACGGCGCACAATATCGGTATTTCTAATCCGGCAGTCGTGGTGCCTACGGTGAATTGAATATGCGAAAGATACTGATTGCAGCTTTGTTTTTGTTTCTGGCAGGAAGAATAGAAGCGCAAACCCAAACGCTTGTTTCAGGGACGCTCGTTGACCCAAGCGGAGTAGCTTATTATCCAGCAACGGTTAAAGCCTGTCTTTCTCCGTCAACGCTCAACCCCACAGTAGGCGGAAATGCCGTAAATCCCAATCCTGGCTCTAACTATTGCGTTGGCCCGACCAGCACGAGCAATTCCGGCTTTTTCTCAATGGCGCTTTGGCCTAATGCAAATATCGTTCCAGCATCAACGACGTGGATATTCACCGTACAGGCTTCTGGCGCAGCGCCTCCAGCAGGAAATGGAACGCTGAACTTCTCTTCTTCTGGCATAACCATTTCCGGTGCAACGCAGGATGTCGGAACAACGGTTAGTGCGGCTGGAACCGTACAACTTAAAACCAGTGGAGGCCTCTCTTCCGTCTCTCCCTCAGTCTATCAAACTGGCCTAATTGGATACTACCAAGCCCTTCCCACAGATACGATTGCATCGCTAAAGGATTACTCCGGCGCGGGAAATGATGCGACCGGAACAGTAGGCACCGCCCCCACGTTGGTCGCAAATACGGGAGGAATAAGCTGTCCTGGAAATGGGGCGATTGCGTTACCAGCTACCTTAAATTCTGCCGTAACTATCCAGTTAGAGATAGGCTTTCAGCCGGCGGGATTGGCTCAAGGATTTTATGCGCCAGTCATGGGAAACGGCACACCCGCTACAAGCGGTGTAGGAATTGTTATTCAGACGACTACCGCCAATCCTGCCGCCACTTCATTTGGAAGTTTCGTTAACAATTTCTCCGGTGGAGGAGTGCGGTTCGACCAGGGGATTGCAGAAATCGCAGGTATTCAGGATGTAGCAATTGTTTTGAGTGCGGCAGATACTCTTTATAACAATGGATTTGCTACCTCTTCAGGGTCAGTCGGGAATGGCTTAAACAAGCAAACGACTGGAGTGTACGCTTTATGCGGAGCGGCAGGCGGAGCGGGTAACACTTCGCAAACCTATTTCAATGGGAAGATATATTCGGCTCTTTTCTATAGTGGAGCCTTAAACAGCGCGCAGATTTTTCAAAACCATGTCGCACTACAGCAGGCAATGCTTGCTAGGGGGATTAATCCTCTCCCCTATAGAAGCGACACGGGTGATCTTGTTTGGGCTTACGGTGATTCTACCACGGCGGGGGCGGGTTTCATTTCATGGCCAACCCGTGCTGTTGGATTAAACGGGACTTGGAGTGTGGCCAATCTTGGTATCAGCGGAATATTTGCGTCCCAACTTAATCTCGGCGCGCTAGGGACTGGTGGTTCTACCTGTAGCACCGCAGGTGGAAGGTCGGCGGTAGTTTTACTTACCGGAGCAAATGATTCCGTGGCGACAACAGTTTTTGGCAATATCCGTGGTATTTTCGGCCAATTAACTACGGCTCCATGTGGAAGACAGTCTCGCATCGTGATGACTATGATGGATAAGGGCAGTTCGGACGCCTTTAAGAATGCCACCAATCTTTTGATCAGGAAGAACTGTTCAAATATAGCTGATTATTGTATCGACTTAGGCGGAACCGTGGCATTGGGAGCAGATGGTGCGGCATCGAATGCTTCGTATTTCCAAGGAGACTTCCTGCACCCTACACAAGCCGGTGCGGATGTATTGACGTGGATTACACAACGCGGAATCAATCGCTATTTTGGAAATCACAATTTAAGTACAGCTAACGTTTATGTCGCTCCTGCCTCCGCCGCCGTTGCAGTAACCGCAGCCTCGGAAACGGGGAATGTGATGACATTCACTACTGCGGCTAATACGTTTACGGCCGGTCAGTGCATTACGGTAGCTGGAATAACACCGACGACCTACAATAGCACTTTCGCAAATAGTGCCGGTTTAGGCTGCTGGTACGCTCTCTCAGTTACGGCCACATCTTTTACTGCGTGGAATCAAAATACTGCTATCGGCACTCTGTCAGTCGCAGGGACGGCGGTAGCGCCACAGCAAGTAGATGCAGATCAGGCAGCAATTCTTAATTTCGGTGCAGGCAACTTCACATTGCAATCGTGCGAAGGCTTGACGATGGATGATATAACTAGGATTACGAATATCAACGCAGTCGCATCCACGCTCGTTCCGTTTGGAACTCAGACAATTAACGGAGCAGCAAATTCAACTCTCGCCGCTAATTCAACTGCCATTTTGCAGGCTCAACTTGTAAGCCCCGCAGCGGGCGGCTGCAACTGGCTAAGATTACAATGAAGCGACTTTCTTTCGGTAAACTGAAGGCCAAGGGGGATAGATGGCGGATGCAAACCTGGCTCTAACGACGGTGACGGCTAGCGGCATCACTGTGGCCGCTATCCAGTGGCTCAAAAACTCCAAATACTTTCCGTGGATTACAAAAGAGAAAATCGTTCTGCTGCGGTTTATCTCTGCATTTGGAGCGGTTCTGGCCTCAGTCGGAATCAGTTACGTCTGGTCGCCAGAAACGCATACGCTCGTCATCAATGGATTGACCCTTGGCGCGGCCTTTACTGCCACATGGGTGTTCATCAAGCAATGCGTCATCAACGAAATGGTTTGGAAGATGACCAAGCCTGTGACAGCGCCATTGCCTCCGGCAGAGGTTAAGGAAGTTCTGGCGCCAAAGCCGTGAACCCGGTTCTTCAATACGGCTATCCGGTCGTCGTGCCCATCATAACGTTTCTCTTTATGCGATGGTTGCTCAAGCCGGAAGAAGTGGAGAATAAGCTAACGGCTGCTATCGAGCAAATAAAAAGGGATATGGGCAAACAAGCCGACATCGACCGGCTCGTTAAACTCAATTCAGAACTAGAAGACGAGATGCGGCGTGCGGCAAGGGAATTTGAAGATAAATTGCACGAGCAAGAAAGAGAAAGTTGGACTAAAATAGGCAGCCTAAACGAACTGGTGGTCGGTTTGCGCGGCGATATAAAGTATTTGCAGTCGCGCATTAACGGGCATCAGTGGAAATCGCAACCATAGGAGGATACCTTGTCCGGAAATCCGCCGCCCCGTGAAGTCGTGGGCGTTTTTGAAGTGAAAGAGATGTCAAAAGATACCGTCACCCTTGTAGGGCCGAACGGCATCTGCAAGTTCACTGACCTTTCCGCCGAAGATGTAGCGTACTTCGTCGCCAAGGGCACCAAGTTCACCATCTCCGCTACGCAGAAAAAGGACGATTGATTGAACTTCTGAGAGTGGGGTGCTTGCTCGGCGCTTGCTCATTTGCGGCATGGCGTTCGTGGAGGCATCCCATCATCTTCTTCTACTTCGCAGTTGAACTCCTCGCCACAATAGCCGGTAGCTGGGTTGTAAACGCCGCTGGCGACTCTTCCCGCGTCTACTCGGTAATTTACCTGTCTTTTACGATTCCTATCGTCCTAGCGGCTCTGGGCGTCGTCTGGGAGGCTATCCTCGGCTACACCTACCGCCTGAGGCGGATGTCCCTTGCCGTCCTCGTCACGCTGTTTATCTCGCGCTCAATCTTCTTTGGTATCCACAGAACAATGGATTTTAACGACTGGCTCATGTTCCTCAGGGCAGCCATATTTTACGGGCTTGGCTTCATACTGGCGAGCGTGTCGTTTTTCTCCGGCAAGAGAATCGACGTGTATTTCATTCTGGGTATCCTGTGGATGAGTTTGTCGGCCTTCTTCTGGGCGTGGCTCATCGAGAAGCCCGATGCAGGATGGATGGAATCAGGTTGGATAGTCCCCACAGCGTTTTGTGTCGTTGCTTTTCTGGCGGTAGGCGTTAAGATGCGGAGAGAACATGGCTGATGACCTCACTTCGCGCGAATTGCTGGAGAAGATAAATTCCATCGTTTCCATCATGGATGAGCGTGACGTGCGCTATGAGCAGCGGTTCAAGGCAATGGATGAAAAGACTTCCCTTGCTTTGACGGCCAGCGAGAAAGCTGTAGCCAAGGCGGAGATTGCAACAGAGAAGCGGTTCGACAGTGTAAACGAGTTCCGTGGCCAGCTTAAAGATCAAGCGGCAACGCTGGTGCCAAGAGCCGAAGCTGATTCGCGGTTCAGGGGACTGGAAGAGAAGATAGAATCTTTGAAGACGGGCGGCGTGGCAACGAACCGCTGGACGATGGACAAAGTCCTCATGCTGGCGCTTGCCGCGATAGGCTGGGTAATCGTGTTCTGGAGCAAGCGGTGATTTGCGCTAAGTGCGGCAAGAACGTGCCCAAGAGCGAAATCCACACCGTGCGGCTGAACGGCGAGATACCTGTTGATTACTGCGAGGAGTGCGTGAAGCTGATTAAAGAGCAGATGAAGAACTACCCGAAGAGGAAGAAGCCTTGAAACTGACCCTTGAGCGCAAGCTGATGAACGAAACGTGCACGATAGGAGAACTGTATGTCGAAAACGTCATCGAATGCCACACACTCGAATTGCCAGTACGCGATGGTTTACCAGGGAGTGCGATACCGACTGGAATCTTTCTCGTTGCAAATAGAGTTTCTCCGAGGTTCGGACGGAACGTACCGCATATCGACGGCATCCCCAATCGCTCAAACATACTCATTCACTGGGGAAACGACGAAGCCAACACCGAAGGCTGCATCCTCGTAGGCAGAACATGGACTCCGGCCAATCCCTGCTGGATAGGCGAGAGCCGACTGGCCTTCGATGCGCTGTATGAAAAGATTGCCGCTGCGTTCTCGGCGGGAGATTCTGTGACGATTGAGATTTTATCTTGACGTGCGCCATAGTGAACAGACATTATGGCGGTGAACAGGTAAAAATGAGGCCATCATGCCGCTCATTACGATAGTTATCACGCTCATCGTCGTCGGAGTCCTGCTCTGGCTGGCGAATACCTACATCCCGATGGCCGATCCCATCAAGAAAATCATCAACATCGTGGTGGTCATCGCCGTTGTGCTATGGCTTCTGAATGTATTTGGCCTATTTGCGGGCCTCGGTAACGTGAGGGTAGGGCATTGACCGATTGGGAGAAGTTGGAAGTTTACGACCTCGGCATGATTAGGAATGCCGCTGGGCGCATTGCGAGCGCCATCGAAGAGCTTGTAGAGCTTTT